CCAGCGCCGGCCGGCCGGCGCGCCCGCGTTCCACCCGTCCCGCGACATCTACGACCTGGTCGGCATCCAGCAGCAGGCCCGCAACCACGAGGAGCTGCCCGGCCTGTACCGCGACAACGCGCTGCGCGCGATCGAGCAGCACCGGTTCCCGGGGACGAACCGGGAGACCGCACAGGAGAACGTGGCGAGACTGCTCGACTCGGTCTCCGATGACCACCGCGGCGAGGTGGCGCGGCGGATCCTGGCGACCGGCTCCCCCGCGTACACGCGGGTGTTCGGACGGGCGCTGCAGGCCGGGAACCCCGGTGCGCTCGGCGGGCAGGACGCGCAGATCCTGGCTCTGGGCGAGTCGCCGGACACCGCCGGCGGCTACGCGGTGCCGTTCCAGCTGGACCCGACTCTGGTGTTGACAACGAGTGGCGGGGTGTCGCCTCTGCGTGACATCTCTCGGGTTGAGCGGATCGTGGGGAAGGAGTACGACCTGGTCACGACGGGCAAGGTGATCGTTCAGCGTGTCACTGAGGGCACGCCGGCGGTTGACGGGTCGCCGACGCTGGGGCAGCCGACGGTGCGAGCTAACCGGGTCCAGGGATTTATTCCTTTCAGCGTGGAACTGGAAGGTGACTGGACCGCGCTGCAGGGCGAGATGATGAAGCTGCTCGCTGACGCGAAGTTCATGGAGGAAGCGGACTCCGACGGTGCGACGACCGGATTCTTCCTCGGTACCGGCGTGTCTCCGCAGGCCGGCGGCATCATCACCACGATGCCGGGTGTCGCCGGCGGTTCGGGCGGGTCGTCGGTGCGGACGACCACGGCCCTGGCGTTCGCGCTGGCTGACATCTTCAAGGTGAAGAACGCGCTCGGCAACCGGTACCGGGCACGCGCGCAGTGGGTAGCGAACTCGGCGATCTACGACCTGTGCCGCCAGTTCGGCACGTCGATCGCGAACATCTGGGCGGAGTCGCTGCAGGCGGGTGTGCCGTCGAAGCTGATCGGCTACCCGGTGAACGAGGGCACCGCGATGTCCTCGGCGACCGGGACGACGCTGTCCCCGATCCTCATATACGGCGCGTTCGATAATTACCTGATCGTCGACCGCGTCGGGATGAACCTGGAGCTGGTGCCGACGCTCACGCGGCAGGCGACTGCCGGTGCCGGCGTCGGAATGCCGGTCGGCCAGCGCGGATATTACTGCTGGTGGCGGAACAACGCGGTCATCGTGAATGCGAATGCTTTCCGCGTGCTGCAGCCTTAGAATGGTGAGGCCGGGAAGGGCTAATTCCCGGCCTCTGCCAGGAACACCTATCTCGGAGGTGCGCCGGCGTGGGCGAGTCTACTATCCATCGTTCGTGTGTCATCTGCGGTGAGATATTCAGGATCAGGACCGGCACCCAGAAAACATGCGGCCCGGGCTGCTCGCGGGCGCTGCGCCTGGCCACGAGCCGCGAGATAACGCGCAGCAAGTCTGTCCAAGCGGAACCAATGCGGTCAACGGCGGCATGACCCAGACGACAGCCAGTTCAGCCTGGCAGGCTGCCATCGCCGGTGGCGCGAGCGGCAACTCCGGGCAGGCCACGGCACTGGAAGCTGCCGAGATCGACGATGACGGCGGCGGCGGAGCTGCCACGACTGATCCAGTGAATCCGTCGCTTCCCAGGCCGGTGAATAGCGGTCACTCGTGGAAGATGAGCATCACTGGAGTTTTCCCGCGCATATTTGGCTCAGGCGCCTCGTATGGCATCACCGTCACGCTGTTCGCGGTGTGTGAGTAGGAAAGGAAACCTGGCATGTCAGAGGTAATGGTCGCGAACCAGGACGCGGCGGTCATGGTCGGTGACGTGCCGCACGTGCTCCAGAAGGGCGTGACGATGGCGCGGGACACCCACCCGATCGTGAAGGATTACCCGTCGCTGTGGAAGCCGCTGGACGTGCATTACGACGTGGACGAGCCGGAGCCGCCCGCGAAGCCCCCGGCCAAGCCGGCGCCGGCAGCGAGGAAGTAGCCCGGTGGCGTACCTGAACGGCATCGTCTCGGTGCTGAGCGCCAGCGCGACGCCGATCTGCAGGCCAGGCCCGGGCGGCTGCTACGTCCAGAACCTGGGGCCGAACGCGGTGACGCTGGGCGGTTCCGGGGTGACGGCGGGCGCGGGGCTGGTGCTGCCGCCGCTGGTCCCGGCGACGGCGCCGGCGGTGCCCGCGACGGGGGTGGCGCAGTACTCCAACTCGGGTTCGGCCGTCGTGGTGACGGTGTCGGGCGGCACGGTCACCGCGATCGCGGTGAACGGCGTGACGACGGGCCTGACGACGGGCGCCATCTACGTCCCGGCCAGCGGCACGATCACGCTGACGTACTCGGTGGCGCCGACGTGGACGTGGGCGGTGGTGCCGCACGCCCCGGTGTTCATCGCGACGGGGATCCTGCCGCTGTCGCAGGACGCGGATGACCAGCTGTACGGCCGCGCGGCGGCCGGGACCAGCAACGTCGCCTTCCTGGCGGCAGCGTAAAGCGAGGAAGGGGAGCCAGTGAGTGACATCAGGGATCAGGCTAAGGCGGAGTTCGCGGCGCAGCAGGCGGCGGCGCGGGCGGGCGAGTCCGCGGCGGCGGCGAAGCTGGCCACCGAGCGGCGCGAGGGCGCGGAGGATGCGCTGCGGGCGTCGGTGCGCAAGTCCGTCGCGGAAGAGGCCGTGCTGCAGGCGGCCGGAGTCGAGGCGGCGGCGGTAAAGGCGGCCGACGACGCTAAGGCCGCGGCGCAGAAGGCGTAGCGACGCCAAGCTCAGAGCGGTCAACCCCTCTAGGAGAGCCCAGATGGCCAGGTATCACACGACGATCAAGTCAGCGACCGCGATCGCGGTTGACACCGCGTTTTTCTACCTGATGTGCCCGGCCGGGCAGGGCTACAACCTGCGGCGGGTCGAGGCCGAGCTGCGCACCGTGGGCTCGGCGGGGGCGCCCCCGGATCAGAACGGGGTCCTGGGCATCAGCCTGGCGACCGCCGCCGGGGTCGGCGCGCCGTCGATCACCGGGACCGTCAGCCCGGCCAACCCGAACTACCCGGCTGACGCGACGATCGCGGCGACGTCGTTTGCGACCACGGCGCCGACGTTCGGGGCGGCGGCGGCGGACCCGTGGCAGGGCGCGGCCAGCTCGCGCGGGGGGATCTTCGACAACTGGGAGATGCCCGCGGAGTGGCAGGTGCTGAAGGGCGTCACGCAGGGCCTGGTGTTCGTCAACAGGGAGAACGCGCTGACCACGCCGCTCGCATGGGTGCTGCACCTGGAGTGGGAGGTCTAGCCCGTGCGCATCGCGCTGGCGGCCCCGCTCACGCCGCTGCACGTGGCGGACGGCGCGGCGTTCGCGTCGTTCACGACGTTCGTGGATATCTCGCCGCTCCCGCAGCTCGTGATTCCGGCGCAGATGATGGACGTCGGCCTGGACCTGTTCATCGAGGCGATGGGCGAGTTCTCGAATACGGGCACGCCGACCCTGTCGCTCGGCGTCTGGTTCAACGGCTCTGCTGGACTGGCCCCGACGTCGATCCTGGCGCAGTCGTCGGCGATCGTCACGGCGTCGGGGGTGACCGGCGTGCCGTGGCACCTGATGTGGCGCGGCCGGCTGCGGGGGACGGGGTCCGCGGGGAGCTTCCAGGGCGCCGGGCAGCTGGACCTGGGGTCATCGCTGACGGCGTTCAACACCTCCGTGCCGATCCCGGTCACGAAGGCCCTGCGGACGGTCGCCGTCGACACGACCGCGGCGCGGGCGGTCGGCGTGGGGGCGGCGTGGGGGACTTCCAGCGCGTCGAACACGATCACCTGCAACTACCTGTCCGTGCTCGCGGTCAGCTGAGAGGACTTCCCCATGTCCGTAGGATTCCCGTCCACTAAGAGTGACTTCGATTCCCGCGCCGGGGGGCTGGTGACGGCGCTGCGCCTGAACCTGTTCCAGTGCTCCCAGTTCTGCGCGCTGCTGCAGGGGTCGCCGTGGTCGACGGACGCGAACCTGACGGCGCTCGGCTACACCTCCGGCGAGGTGACGCTGCTCAAGGCCGCGTTCACCGACCTTGGCGGGGCCGGGAGCTCGCTGTACCGGATCGCGAACGGGCAGGCGTTCGTCGCCGCGAGCAATAACTTCCTGTTCAACGCCAATCAGCTGTGCGGTGTCGTGGGCACCGGCTGACCTGGAGTCCCCCGCTCCTCCCGCGTGAGGCGGTGACGCCGTGCCATCGCCGATGACGGTCACCGCCGCGCAGGGCGGCAGCACGGCTAACGGCCTGGCGGTTGAGGTTGTCGTCCTGGCGGGCGCGGCGGCCGTGCAGAACGGCGCGACGGCGTCCCAGTCGGGGGTCGGCGGGAAGTTCGCGTCGCTGACCACGACGGTCACCGGGTCGGTGGTCTACGGGGCGCTGTCGTACGGGTCGAATACGGCGCCGACGCCTGAGTCGTCGTGCACGATCCGGTCCGACACCGGCGACGGCGTGAACGGCGAGCATTACGTCACGTTCCGCACCACGTCGCCGACGGGGACGCCGGGCCTGGTGACGGTGGGGGCGCCGGCGCCGTCGGGCATCGGCGGCGGCATGGCGGCGCTGGAGGTGCTGCCGAACGGGTTCCTCGGGGAGGACCCCAGCGCCCCGCCCGTGGCGAGCACCACGTCGGCGACGTCGGTGACGACGATGCCGTTCGTCCCGCCGGGCGGGGCGCTGCTGGTGGCGCTGGTCGCCAGCGACGGCGGTTCCGGGCCCACCACGATGGCCGTGTCCGGCGGCGGCGTCACCTGGACCGAGGTCGTCGCGGCGGACGCGTCCAGCCAGGATTACGCCGGGGTGTGGGCGGCGGTGGCGCCCCCGGCTGACGGGGCCGACCCGGTGATCACGGCGACGCAGGGCGGGTCGTCGGCGGCGGGGATGGCGCTGCGGGTCCGGATCGTGACCGGCGCGGCGGCCGTGCAGTCCGGCGCGACGGCGACGCAGTCGGGGGTGGCCGCGCACCAGGCGGCGATCACGCCGAATACGACGGGCAGCGTGGTCTACGCGGCGCTGTCGTGCGGGTCGGCTACGGCGTTCACGCCCACCGCGGCGACCACGCTGTTCGACAACATCGCGGACGGCGTCAACACCGAGCATTACGGCACCGGCCGCAGCACGGCCACGCAGGTGTCGGGGACGCCGGCGACGATCGGGGCGTCGGCGCCGGCGACGGGCGGCGGCGGCACGGCGCTGCTGGAGGTCATCCCGGCGGCCGGGCAGGTGCTGGCCGAGGACGCGGTCAACAGCCCGGCCGTGGTGTCGACGACTTCGGCGATCACGGTGTCGACGGCGAACTTCAGCGCCCCGCCCGGCAGCCTGCTGGTGGCGATGGTCGCGTGCGACGGCAGCGCGGGCGTCGAGACGATGACCGTGTCCGGCGGTGGCCTGGCCTGGGCCGAGGCCGTCAAGTCGAACGCGTCGGGCCAGGACTACGCGGGCGTGTGGATCGCGCAGGTGCCGTCCGGCGACCCCGGCCGCCTGCCGCAGCTCCCGAACTACCTCATCGCCGAGCTCGCCGCGGGCATGGCGCTGCGGCTGGAAGAGGATCAGCCCGCCGCGGTGCCCGGCACCGTAACCCGCGCCGGCTCGCTCGCCTGGCCGCTGCGCGCTGTCCCGGCCCGGCCCTGCCCCCGGGTGGTCGCCGGCCTGGTGCCGGGCGCCCGGTCGCAGCCGGCGGCACTGACGCAGGATCAGCGGCCGGTCATCCGCCCGGTGCGGGGCCGGGTGGCCACCGGCCTGGCTGTCACTGCGCCGCCGCCCGCCCTCGTGCCGCCGGGCGCGGTGCTGCGTCATCCCGCTCACGTGCTGGCGTGGCTGCGCGGCCCGGCCGGCCGCGCAGTTGCCTCCGGCGCGCGCCCGGCGGCCGTTGCCGCCGCCCGGGTCCCGGGCCGCCGGGCGGCTGTCCCGCTGCGAGCCGCCCAGGCGCGGGTGACGCGCGGCGTCGTCGTCGCTGCCGCAACCGCCCCGGTGGTGCCCGGCACGGCGCTCCGCCGGGCGTGGCGGCTCGCCAGCGGCCGGCCGGGCGCGTTCCGCCTCGGCATCGTCCCGCCGGCTGTGGCGCCCCGGATCACCGGGAGCGTGCTCGTGCAGCCCCGCCGGCTGGTGCCGTACCGGGCCGGCCGTGCAGTCCGGGGCATCCCGGCGCCGGCCGCTGCCGTGCCGGTCATCCGCGGCCGGGTGCTGCGGCAGGCGTGGCCGGCGCCCGCCCCGGCGCCGCGCTGCCGGGTGCAGCGCGGGCACCGCCCGTACGCGCCCGTCGCCGGCCGGGTGCTGCGCGCGCGCTGGCCGCAGCCGGCTCGTGCTCCTGCCTGCCGCGTCACGCGCGGGCAGCTCCCGTTCATCGCGCCGGCCGTCCCGAAGCGCGGGGCCGTGCTGCGGCACCGCTGGCCCTGGCTGCCGCCGCCTCGCCGCAGCCGCACCGCCCCGGCGCTGCTGACAGCACCGGTCCCGGCCCAGGCCGCCACCGGGACCGCCCGGCAGGGCGTGACCGCCATCCCGGCCGCCGTGGCCGGCCAGTCCCCGGCAGCGTCCGCGCAGGCCGGGACCACCGGCCTGCCCGCCGCCCGCGCGCAGGCCGGCCAGGCCGCCACCCCGGCCGCGCAGGCCGGGCAGATGCCGCTACCGCACGCACAGGGAGGTACCTGATGATCAGCGCAGGCGGCGTCTACCCGATCGCGTTCGACGTCCTGGACGCTACTGGCGCCCTGGCCCACGCCGCCACCGCGACCCTCACGATCACCCTCCCCGACGGCACCACCGCAACCCCGGCGATCACCGACGCCGCGCTCGCCGGCCAGTACCGGCTCCCCTACCAGACGACCATCCCCGGCCGCTACACCGCCCACGCGACCACCACCGGGCCCGTCACCGCGTGGGACGACGAGTGGGATGCCGACCCCACCCCGTGGCCCGCGATCGTCAGCCTGTCCGACACCAAGAAGCAGCTCAACATTGACCCCGCCGACCACGGCGACGATGACGAGCTGCTCGGCTTCATCGCCGGCACCACGGGCGCGATCGAGAATTACAAGCACGAGACGATCGTCCGCCGGATGATCACCGACGAGATCGACCTGCGCGGGTGCGGCTACGGCGGCGTGCGGCAGTTCCGGCTCTGGACGAACCCGCCCGTCATCTCGCTGACCTCCGTCGTGGCGTGGGACGGCTCCGTCACCTGGGATGTCACCACGATGCGGGTCAGCGCCGCCGGCGTCGTCAGGGTCATGACCGGAATCGCGGTCAGCGGCCTGGTCGACGTCACTCTCGCCGCCGGGTACCAGGCCGTCCCCGCGAACTACAAGCGCGGCGCCCTGGTCATGCTCGAGCACCTGTGGTCGACGCAGCGGGGCGTGGGGACCATCAACGCCGGGGTCATCGGCCCGGAGGAGCACTTCCGGCAGCCGGGCGAGTTCTTCACCGTCCCGAACAAAACAAAAGAGTGGGTCGGGCCGCCGCGCCCGGTGGTGGCGTAGGTGGCCTGGTCGTCGACTGTTCCCGCCGCGCTCACCGCGATCCTGGGCGTTTTCCAGCCTGCCCCGGGCCTGGCCGGCGTGCCGGTCCGCTACGGCCCCGTGGTGACCGCCTCGGGCGAGACCGAGGTCGTGGTCGTGGGCTGGGGCGGGAACCCGTCGGACCTGCTCGCCGCTGACGGCGCGGTGGCCGGCGAGGGCCTGGCCGCGTCACCGGACCGGGAGCAGTACGTGATCCGCTGCGCTGCGCTGGTCCTGGACGGCGGCGGGGACCTTGCCGAGGCCACCGCCCGCGCCTACCAGCTCGCCGCCGCGTGCGGGGGCGCGCTCGCCGCGAACCGGACCCTGTCCGGGCTGGTGCTGCGCGCCTCGGTGTCCAGCCAGGCGCTGCGCCTGGACCAGGTCAGCGGCGCCCGCGCGACCGTCGAGTTCGGCGTCGCCGTCGACGCCTTCACGAGCAGCTGAGCAAGGGAGTTCCGATGACCTACTGGACGGACGACTGACATGGCCGCACTGACAACGCAGTCCACGCCGCACCTATACCGACAGCTAGGAGGCAGGTAGGTCAATGCCATTTCACAGGTACGTATACACATCAGGGCCGTCAATGCAGACCGGTTCGGCCATTACTGGCGACGAAACTAGCGGCCTGGCATCGGGGTGGCTCGGCGGCAATCAGATCGATCCTGACTCGTCAAACGGTGCCGTGGCCATTTCCGGGGGCGGATATGCCGCTGTAGATACGGACCACGGTGCGCTGTCCCTACCGGTTCTAATCCGGCCCGGCGCGCGGTTTGAAGGCGACTTGGCGACGCTTACCGTGAGCGTGCCCTGTCCGCCAGACGGCCCCGTCTCACTCAGGGATGCCTGGGTCGTGTACTGGACGGAGGACTGAGATGGGCGCAGCGCTCACAGCGCAGACCGCAGGGCATGCCGGCCTGGCGCCGGTCGTATACGCGGTCGGCGGCGGCACGCTCCTGACTACCGGCAATACCGCGCCGTGCGGTGCCGGGCTCGGGTTGCTGGTCAAGAACGGCAGCGGCTCGCCCATCACCGTCACGATCGCCGTCCCCGCTGCGTACACGTTCGACGGGCTGCCGGTTGCCCAGACTCTCGCGGGGCGGCAGGTGACTGTCGGCGCCGGGGCTGACGCGATCATTCCCCTGGTCGCCACCACCTACGGCGACCCCGTCACCGGGCTCGCCACTTTCGCGGTCAGCGCCGTCACCACGGTCAGCGCCGCCTGCGTCTCGATCAGCCAGTAGGGAGCCAGCCAGTGACCCAGCCAGGGTTCGTGAAGATCATCAACCCGGCGGACCAGTCCGTCGCCGAGGTCCCCGAGTCGTCGCTGCCCCACCACTACCGGGCCGGGTGGGCGCTGCTGGACGAGTCCCCCGACCCGGGCCCGGTGCCGGACCCCAAGCCCGTGCGGGCGAGCAAGAAGGCAGCGGCGGCCGACGCCGGCAGCGACAGCAAGGAAGGCGAGTAACCGATGCCAGCGACCCCGATCAGCACGGTCTCCAGGTACATCCCGGAGGGCGTGTGGCATTTCAACTTCCTCCCCGCCATCGCGACCCTCGCGAGCCCGACGCGGGCGGAGATCAACGCGGGCACCGACCTGTCCCCGCAGGTCGCCGGGTACGGGACGTGGGCGGTCATCGGCGCCGCGGTGCCCACCCCGGACCTGGCGTCAAGCTTCGTGCCGTCGATCCCGGGGCTGCTGTCGGCGGACGGGACCACCCTGTCGATGTACGCCGACCCGACCGGGTCCGACGTGCGGACCCTGCTGCCCCGCAACACCGTCGGGTTCATGCTGGTCCTGCCCGGCGGGGACGTGGCGGGGCGGAAGATGAACGCGTTCGCCATCAAGATCCTCCAGTGCGCCCCGTCGTCCAGCCTCGGCGGCAACCCGGCCACCCTCGAGATCGTCGCCACGCCGACGTCGGCGCCCGTGGAGAACATCACTATACCTGCCTAGAACATTACAGTTCCTGCATAATGGGCTAGAATACATAAAGACGGCCCCGGCGGCGCATTTGTAAGATGCGCCGTTCGATCCGGGGCCTGACCGCATGGAGGTGCGGCTGTGCCAGATACTGCCACGAAGCGATGCTGCCATTGCCAGGGGTGGTATCCCCTGGACGCCTTCGGCCGGAACCGGTCGACGCCGGACGGCCTGAACGCAATGTGCCGCGAGTGCGCGCGCGAGTCCTGCCGCAGGTCCCGCGAGGCCAACCGCGAGAAGGTCCGGGAGCTGGACCGCGAGCGCTACCGCGCGGATCCCGAGGCGGCCCGCGAGCGGGCCCGCGAGTACCGCGAGGCCAACCGCGACGCAATCCGTGAGCGGGAACGCGAGCGGGCGCGCGAGCAGCCTGACGGCTCGTGCGCGGTCGACGGCTGCGGCGGCACTCGCCGCGGCGGCGACTTCTGCGGCATGCACTATGCGCGGTGGAAGCGCACTGGCGACCCCGGTCCAGCGGCCAAGATCAATCTTCCGTGTCCCGATGAGTGCACCGTTGATGGCTGCACTACGGACGTAAGAGCGAAAGGGCTGTGCGCTACGCACTATGCCCGCTGGCAGAAGCACGGCGATCCGCTGGCGGGCGCCTTCCAGCCGCGCGGCACCTGCCAGGTGGACGGCTGCGGCCGGCGTCATGCAGCTGGCGGGTACTGCTCTACGCACTACGGGAACTTCCGTGTGCACGGCACCCCGGAGGCGCCCGTACGGGATCCTGGCTATCAGGGGGCGCACTACAAGGTCTACCGGATGCGCGGTGCGGCCCGTGATAATGACTGCCTGCACTGCGGCGCCCGGGCGCGGCACTGGGCATACGACCACGGCGATCCTGACGAGCGGCGCGATCCGCGCCGCGGCGGTCCGTACAGCCTTGACCCGGCCCACTACATCCCGCTGTGCGCGTCGTGTCACACGATCATGGACCAGGCCGCCGAGAAGAAGGAGCCCGCGTGATCATCAAGCTGGAGCACGGCGGCAGGTCGTACGCCTACGACGACGCGTCGCTCACCGTGCTGCAGGGCATCAAGGTCGAGGAGCACATCAAGGGCACGCTGGTCGACTTCGACCAGGGCCTCGGGTCGCACCGGTCTGTGTGCTACCAGGCGCTGGGCTGGCTGATCTTCCGCGACGGCGACCCGAAGGTCCCGATCGCCGAGGTGGACTTCCCTATCACGAAGCTGTCAGAGGCCTGGCTGCAGGCCCGGCTCGCGGTGATCCAGGAGATGAAGGACGCCGTCGACGCCGCCGAGGCCGAGGCCGCCGCGCCCGCGCCGGCCAAGGCGCCGCCGCCGGGCCCTACCGTGGCTCCCGGCTCCAGTCCGCCGTCTGGGAGTACCTCGGAGCCTTCGCCGAGCTCTTCGGGTACCGGCCCCCAGACATCTACGGGCTCCGCGTCACCGAGTTCGACCACCTGATCCGCTACTTCATGAAGACGCGCCAGGGGATGTGACCCCCGGCGCGTCCCCTGCTTACCAGGTGCCCGTGAGCGTGACGTCGTAGGTGCAGCCGTCCTCGCCGGGGTGGCCGAGCTGGTAGCCCTGGAGGTTGTCGAGCTGCCCGGAGGTCAGCGGCATGTGGAAGGGGACGGCCAGCGTGGCGCCGGCCGCGATCTTGACCGTGGCGTGCATGGCCAGCGGCGCGTAGCCCTCCTGCGGCCAGGTGATGGTGACCGCGTCGGTCGTGCCGATGTTGCCGGTGTTGACGACGCGGT